TTATAGAATATTGTCTATATCTTTATTGTCAATCATTTTTCCTTTTCCGGTTAATAACCACGTTGGATTAATGAGACTATTGTCTATAATTTTAATTAAAACATCTTCACCCAATCCAGCATCGCGGTCTAATTGTTTTTTTAGGTAACCGTTTCCTAAGCCTATTTCTTTTTCAAACCTTGTGTGCGGAATGTTTTTCAATTCTAAATACTCAAATACCCTGTTAATTGCTTTCATTTTCTTAGTTTATTTATAAACGGCGCTGTATTCTTTATCAGTGTACGGGAACCCGTAATTTTTTGAAGTATATTGTAATACTTTCACATTTTGAAGTGAGGTGCTTCTGTGAACCACTATCATCCTTGTTTCCTTTGAACGTTGCCAATGGTTTGTATTCCAAATTTCAACTTCAATAAATCAATAGTTTCTTGTTTAGCTTCTAAAAGATTTTTCAAATTTTCAACTTCTTTTAAGAGCATTTCTGTGTTAATGTTCATTTTTTCGTAATTTTCTTGGGATTCGTTTAATATATTTTCTTTATTTTCTGCGGATAATATCATCTCTCCTTCATCATATAACAACCAATTCATATTTAAATCGGGTAAATTATCTCTTATTTGTTTTAGTTTGTCAGCACCAAAATCACTTCCACTTCGTAAAATACCATGACTTAATCCAGTTATTTTTTCAAATCTATGGACTGTAATTTCTTTAAACTCAATGTATTGCAATATTTTTTTCTTTGAGCTCATAAATTATGAGATAATTTACTTGTTTATATGAGATAATTTACTTTTCTTTGTTATAACATAACTACTACAAGGTATAACAAAATTTTAATACAACGCAATAATATTTATCTATGATAACACCGGACGAACAAATTAAACTAAAATCAATTCTTGGAGCCAATTACACCGATGAAGTTTTAGAGCTTTTAAACAACAAAGGCGTAAGAAACAGGAATGGCCATCCGCACAATCCTATATATGTTAGTATGATTTTAAATGGCCATAGACACAATATTGATGTTGAAGCGGCTCTTTGGACTGTGGCTAATGCAAAAATGAAAGAAGCCAATAAAGTTGAAAGACTAAAACGTGAAATTTTAAAGTAAACGGAAATATGAAAGCAATTGAATTTATTTACCAGGACACACAAATCCATTTTGCATTATCTAACGATAAAAGCGTAATGGTAAACGCCACAGAAATGGCAAACGCATTTAATAAAAGAACGGATCATTTTTTAAGATCTGACCACGCAAAAGCATTTATAAATGTTCTTTTATCCACCCCATATGGGGGGAATAAAAAACCATTATTGATAGATGAAATATTATTTGCGAACAAAAAAGCGGGTACTTATATGCACCGAATTTTAGCTTTAAAATTTGCTGCTTGGTTAGATCCTGCTTTTGAACTTTGGGTGTTTAGTACTATCGATGAAATTTTGTTTGGAAACTACAAAAAACACACCGAAGCCGTAATTGATAAAATTCAATATGAAAAAAGGATGGATGAACTTTCCGGTAAATTACTTGACAATCCTGAATTTGAAGAATACCTGCAAATTCAACAACTTATAAAAACTACAGATGCTGAAAAGCAAAAGGCTTTAAAAGCCCAGATCAATCAAATCAAATTTGATTTTTCAGAAAAAAAATAGCGTGTCCGCTATTAAGCAGATTAAACCAAAGTTCTTTTTACCGGGCGCGGCAGGAATACGCAAACTTTTCATAGTAACTTTTCCGCCCTGTGAGGGGTTGCAGGGCGGTTTTTTTAACAATTAAAAACAAAAAAAATGTCAAACTTTAGTACAAAATTAAATTTAGCTTCATTAAAACACAGCCGTAAACTTTTAAAAGGCGCGTCAGGTGAAATAGACTGTCTAATTATTCCAATCAATGAAAACAACCTATTTAAAGGTGAAAAAGGTTTGTATTTAGACTTGTATCATATTGAGTTAAAAAACCCGAAAGAAGGGCAAACCAATACGCATTTGGTAAAACAAAATTTACCAAAAGAAATGTATGAAAAAATGAGTGATGAAGATAAAAAAGCAATGCCAATATTAGGAAGTTCTACAGTTTGGACACCAACAAGCAATGAAGCCGCTTTGGTTGAAGCAATTGGTGAAAATGATGATTTACCATTTTAATCTATCAAAATGAAAAACGATTTAAAAGCATTTATTATCGCCATAGCACTAATTGCGCTGGCTTTTTATATTCAATTTTCACTAATACTAAACTAAAATGAAAAAACTAATCCTTTTTGCACGTATCGCAGGAATTATTTTTAACGGGTATTTATATTTTGGGATGGGCTTAGATTTCTTTAGCTGCCTAATATCTGTTTTAATCGTTTTTGCGATCACAACACCCGAGAAAAAAAATAAACCCGAAGCGGACACTTCAGGTTTATAGTATTTATTAATCACTAAATCTTAAAGCAATGATTAACGTTAGCAAAAGTACTGAAAAAACAAATACAGCGCAAATAGCTGGTTTGTTACCAGGCGATTCAAACATTGAATTTATTGGCCTAAAAGAAACAAAGCAAGTAATTTGGTTGCAACACGGCCGAACACTCGAATGGTGTTACTTGCCAAAATGGGCGTATGCCATTTGCAAAAAACAGTTTTTGCAAGATAAAAAAGCGGTTGCATATCTTCAACAAATTGAAACAAGCGTAAACCGCCAAGTTGAATTGTATATCTATCATTTATACGGTGGTTTGGATTCACACCCTGATATTTTAAAAGGCCATTTAACCATTTCTGAAAATTTTAGGGATGAAAAAAACACACCTGCATTGCTTTGGGATAGTAAACATATTAGGTTAAACGGTGAAAAATTAACAGTGCGCGATATTGTGATTATTGATTTTATACTTGAAGACAAACCCGATAAGGCTATTGCACCAGAATTTAATATTAAACAAAGCACACTCGATTTTCACAAAAGAAATTTATACAACCGAACACACGTATCCGGCAAAACTGCCTTAATAATTGCTGCATTAAAACAACATATTTAATATGAAAAAACTCATTAAACCACACAAAACAATGCAATCGGTAATGCACGCAAACAATACTGAATTGATTGAAATATGTGAAACTTTTATCCTTCGGTTTTACGATTATGCTGCCAAAGCAAAAAAACAACAACGTTTTGATCTGGCTTCAAACTTCAACTTGGAAGCTTCAAACTTAAAAGTGTTGATTGAAATTTTGAAAACTACCGATAAGGATGTTTGTGACCGTAACGGTTTGCGTGGCACCTTAAAACACTGCGAAAAATTATCATTTGAACTTATTACAGATTAATGTTATGAAAAATCAAGAACAACTCGAAAGACTTACCTATGAACTTAACAGATATAAAAGCCAATGGGCGGCATTGTATGCGTCAAACGATTACAAAGGATTCGAAGATAAAAAGCAATTATTGCTCGACTTCTACGACGAGAAAATCAAACAATTGTCTGCCGAAATTGTTATCTGCGAAGGAATCTCAAGTATTGAATTTAAAGAAAAAACTATTCAAGCTTACGCGCCCAGAGCAAAAGCTGTTGGATGACGGAATGAACCTGTATTGTAAAACCTTAATTGTGCTTTACCAACAAATTGAACAGTTAGAATCAGATTTAAATAACACTCCGGCAACTGTTGGAGACTATTACGAACAACTCAACAAAAAATGAGATACACAAATTCAAGTATAGACCGGGTTAGAGAAGCAGACATTGTTAAAACCATTGAAAATTACGTACCGTTAAAAAAAGAAGGTTCCAATTACAAAGGATCTTCACCTTTTGTAAGTGAAAAAACCCCAAGCTTTGTAGTATCTCCTGTAAAACAAATTTTCAAATGTTTTTCTTCAGGCATCGGCGGTGATGGTATAAAATTTATCACTTCAAATGAAAATGTGGAGTTTATTGAAGCCATTGAAATAATTGCCAAAATTCACAATATCTTTTTAGAAAAAGAAGAAGAATCACCAGAGCAAAAACGCAAACAGGAAATAAAAACAGAAATGTTTCATTTACTGGAAGAAGTTTCACGAAAATACGTGCAAAGTTTCAGAAAATTAGAAGCAAATCATTGGGCAAAAGAACTAATTGCCGAGCGTGAATTTACCGAAGAAACTTGCATCGACTTTCAAATTGGTTATGCGCCTTTAGAAAATACGCTTACCAAATGGGCAATGGAAAAAGGAACATTGTCTGTTGCCAAAGATTTAGGTTTAAGCGACACACAAAACAACGCCAGCTTTGATAAATTTAAAAACCGTATCATATTCCCAATCCATAATGATAAAGGAACTGTGGTTGGCTTTGGCGGCCGAAGAAGCAATGCCGAAGAAGATGCCAAGTTTCCAAAATATTTAAACTCAAAAGAAAGTCCGGTTTACATAAAAAGCGATGTGTTGTATGGCTTGTTTCAGGCAAAGAAAGCGATTGCAAAAACAGGCACCGTAATATTAACCGAAGGCTATACCGATGTAATTTCGATGTTTCAAAACGGCTGTGAAAATACGGTGGCCAGTTGCGGAACCGCATTAACTGAAAACCACGCCCAACTGTTGAGAAAATATGCTGAAGAAGTAATTCTTTTGCGCGATGGTGATAAAGCCGGTAAAAATGCCACCATAAAAGACATTGATATTTGCCTTTCTAACGGCTTAAACGTTTCGCTTTGTGAATTGCCTGAAGGCGAAGATCCTGATTCTTTTGCCCGGAAGCATAAAAATGAAATGAATGAGTGGATCCAGGCGAACAAAAAAGATGCTTTGCTTTGGAAAGTAGAACAATATGATATTGAGCGCGATTATTATCAAAGCGACATTGATACCATAAATGAAGTTGCTTTATTAAATATTGGCGCTTTAAAATCGGAATTTATTTCAGATGAAACCATTGCCGAATTAAAAGGCGAAGAATTACGCAACGCAAAAGAATTCAACCGCAATTTGCGCGAAGAAATTAACCTTATTTCAAAGGAATCTAAACAAGAAATTGCCAATGTTGCGCGCATTGATCCTACCAAAAAGAATGAAGCTTTTCAGGAAATTTGCAAAACGCTTTTTAACATTAAACAGGAAGTTAAGCGCACGGAATATCTTAAACTGATTGCCAAAAGTTTTGATGTTACCGTTGGCACTTTAAAAACTGAAATCGGCAATTTAGAACGCAAAGAAACCGAAAACAAAGAAAAAACCATTGGCGTTCCCGCAACCCAAAATTTAAGATTGCCAAAAGGCGCCGATAAAGAAGAATATTTGCAACACGGTTTTGTGACTGTAGATAATTCTTACTGGTTTCAGCGCAGTGATGGTGGTGGCTTTTTCCAAGGCACAACCTTTGGATTGCAACCTTTATTTCACATCCAAGGCGATAAAGAAAATAAAAGGCTTTGTGAAATTACCAACGTAAAAGGCAAAAAGAAACTCATTGATTTTGACAGTGATATGTTGGCCAATTTTGCCGAATTCAGAAAATACCTTTTTAGGATTGGCGGCTTTATGTTTTTAACGCACAACGGCGTAAGAACTGAGCATTTTGACAAGTTTGTTTACCGTTACGATGATATGTTTGAGCCTGCATTGGAATTATTAACGATGGGCTGGAATAAAAAAGGCTTTTTCGCTTTTGCTGACGGCGTTTTTTGGGAAGGAAAATTTAGAGGCGTTAATAAGTATGGCATTATGCATTTGGAAGGCATAGACACGGCCAAAACCGAATACAATCAAAAGATTGATTACTATTATTCGCCTGCTTTTAGTGTGATGCACTCCGATAACCAAGATGGTGACGATAAATATGAAAATGACCGGACATTTGTGTACAAAGAAAGCGGCATTACGCTTATGCAATGGATGGAGCAAATGATATTGGTGTTTCAGGAGAAAGGTGCCGGCGGTATTTTATTCAATTTTGCCAGCATTTTTAGAGACTTGTTTTTGGAACATTACGACAGTTTTCCGTTAATGGGCGGTTTTGGTGAAAAGGATTCCGGAAAGTCGGGTTTTGGTAAAATATTGCAAAACTTCTTTTATTACAGGCTCCCTGCCTTGGATTTAACGCAAGCCACACACGTTGGTTTTAGCCGAAGATTGAGCAGAAACGTAAACACCGTTCAGTTTTTGGATGAATACCAGGACAAACAATGCGATGAAAAGATTTTCAGCGGAATGATGGGCGCTTGGAATGGAATTGGACGGGAAAAAGGGATGAACAGCGGCGACAAGCGCACGCAATACGATAAAATTAATTCGGCCATTTATTATGCCGGGCAATTTATGCCAACACGAATGGAAAACGCCTTGGCCACAAGGACTATAAGTTGGTTATTCCAAAGCCGTGAATTTTCATCGGTTGAAAAAGAAAATTATAACAAGCTGTTGAACTGGACAAATGCCGGAGTGAGCAGTTTGGTGGTAGATGTTGTGCAGCATCGAGCGTATTTTGAAAGTAACCTCCCGGTGGTACACATGCAAACAGTAAGAAATCTAAAAGAAGCGCTGGATGGCAAAGAGTACCAAGGTCGTATTTTTGATAACACTGCGATGCTGCTAACTACCTACACCATTTTAAAAGACAAAATTAAATTTCCTTTTACCGATGCTTCTGTTGAAGCGATGTGCGTAAAACTGATTATTGAAAACAGTGAGCAAATTACCGACAGCAACGGACTTACCGAGTTTTGGAGCATAATCGCATTTTTATTTGAAAACAAAATTATTCAAGAAGACTTGGAATTTACCATTGAACAGCCGGTTACATTTAAAGTATTGGGAGAAAACCGAACCGAGTGGCAATATGCCAACCCGGAACGTAAAAAAATACTGTTTTTACGATTAAAAAGCGTGTACCAATTTTATAACAAAGAAGTAAGTAAACGCGAAGGTGTTGATGTAATTGGACAAACAACGCTTCGCCAATATTTTAAAAGCCGAAGCTATTTTATTGGATTGATAAAAGGCAGAAGGTTTTCAACGGCTGGCTCGCAAAGCTGTTATGCTTTTGATTATGAAGCAATGAAAGACTTTCTAAACCTTGAAATAGATAATTCTCCAAAAGAAAATGAAACGACCACTTCAACCGTAGAAATGCCGAAGCCTAAAGCAGAGGATGATGAATTACCATTTTAAAAATTTGAAATTATGACAGCAACAGCATATTGCACCAGACCAATGGTTTTAAAGCCAGAAGAAGTTACCCTTGAATTGATATTGGCGCTTCCTGAAGACCTTAAAGAATTTGATTCTTGGGTTATTTTGGCCGATGGTGCCAGGGAACGTAAAATGAGATTACGCACAGGCGTTATATTTTGGCTGCGAAGTATGGTCACTTTGCAAATAGGGTCCACGCCATATATATTAAATGACCGTACAAACTTGCAAGACCTTGCCGAATGGTTAAAAAACGATATGGTTTACATCGCTAAGAATCCTTTTAATAATTAATAAATCAATAATACCAATGAAAAAAGAAACACCAAAGCCGGAAGAATTAACGCCAATTGAACCAAAGCCAAAATACAAAGCTCCAAAATGGAATAAAAACAGATGTTGGCTTGTTTGGGATAATGCCAAAGAAAAAGAAAGCTATTGTAAAACAAAAAATCAACTTTTAAAAATTAAAAAGTAATGAGCCAAACCAAAAAACAATCATTTAAAGAAGCTATGGTAAATGTTGCTGTTGGCTATTTCATCTCATTAATTTCACTTTCGCTTATTTTACCTTTAATGGGAATTGTAAGTTCACCCGGAAAGAATCTTCAAATTACACTGTATTTTACAGTGATCAGTATTGCGCGAAGTTATTTGTTGCGCAGGCATTTTAATAAAACAACCCGCTTTAGTTTAAAAACAGCCTTTTCCAATTTTATAACTTTTATGGAACGCCAGGCAAAAGATTGTCCGAAAGAAACTAAGTGGTAAACAAGCACCGCCAGAGAAACCGAACATCTTGGATAAATCATATTTTTTTAACCTGGTTGTGTAAAATCGAAAATAAGGACTGCTGGCGGTTTTTTTAAATGAATTAACTAAAAAACATTAATATGAAAATTTTAAAAAGACCTGAAAACGTAATTTTTGACACAGAAAATCCAGACAAAATGGAGTTTAAGCCTATTCCTAAATATTTACCTGCTCCTTTATCTGAAATAACCCTTAAAACAGATTGGGAGTTTCTTTCAGTGTATTTTAAACAGAAAGAAGGTATTGAGCATCCTATCTTTAATTCTTTTGGGAGTTCTTACTTTTATTGTGTATCTGTATAATTACTGCCAATTAAATAGTACAACCAAAGCAACTAATTAATAACCTAAATTATAATAAAATGAACATTAACAAATTGGAAAAAGCAACCAAAATTTTAGAGAAAATTAAATTAATTGATGCTGAAATTATTGAAATAGACAAACTGGCACATATTATTTTAAATAATGAAACCAACATTCAACTGGCCATAAATGTTGAAAATTTAACCAAAGCCAAAGAAGCAAAGGAAAAAGTAAGTTTTGATGAAGATGGTTCTATGACGATTGAAGATAAGGCTATAGATGCATTTAGAAACTCATTTTATCCTGCAGATAGATTTAAAATCTACATGGATGGGGTAAGGACTAAAAAATCAGATCGCAATTTTTCACAACCATTATCTGATAAATTAACCTTGCAAATATTAGGTGTGCTTTTATGTGAAAAAAATGCCATAAAAGATAGTTTGATGAAAAAATTGGTTGGTTTTGGTTTTTCTATTTAACTACAAACTAAGCATTGCATTTAACGAATACCGATAAAATTAGGCCGTTCTTTGAAAAACTGAATTTGAAAAGAAAAAACTTACAATTAAATATTTTAGCGTTGGCTAATTGCGCCAGCAAAACTGCGGTATTATAAAAAGTTTCGTAAAGTTTTCGTAAATAGTTAAGTATTTACTTAAAATAATTGTAAAAATACTTGCGTAGTATTAAGTTTATACTTATCTTTGAGTATAATTAAAAACCTAAAGATATGACAACTGTAAAAACAATAAATGAACAAATGACTGAGTATGATCTTCCTTTCAATTTAAGATTAAAAATGGAATACGCTTCAAAATATACTGCAAATCAAAAAAGTTATTCAAACACAAGTATTTCTTATATAATCACAAATGAGGAAGTTCTGAATACACTAAGACAATTATTTGTTTTGACAAATAATAAATTTGTAAAAGAAGTAATTACATCTGTTGGCCAAAACAAACGTTTCACAGTAAATCAAGTTAGAATAATCACCGAAGAAATGGCAAAATTTGAAAATATAACCTTAAACTTTTAATTATGAGAACAATATTATTACAAGACGTTTTAGCTAAAGTTAGAGAGAACGGACATTTAGGCTGGATAAAAATAGTAGATGCAAGCAAAGTTGTTTCTAATGCTTCCGGAAATTACCAAATAAACCCAACGATATTTAAACAAAAAAATGTAAACAAAGAAGTTGGTGATGAAATATTGATTTTTGACAACAAGCAATTGAATATTACGAAACTTGAAAAAGATCTAAATAAATATTTAGGATTGGAAGTTAATTTGTTTGTTGGTGGAAATGATTTTAATGGGTATTTACAAAAAACAACCATTCAAGATATTAAGAAAGAATTGAATATTACAGATGATGCAATTGCAAAAATGTTTGATTACAAAAACAAATTAGCGTTTGCAAATAGTTCCGCTAAATTTAGAATTGAAAACGGATTAATTTCTTTTTATTCTCTAATTAAAAAAAGCGAGGGGAAAAATATTTAATAGCGCAAATTTTGATTTAAACCTGAATTAACGGATTAATTTTATTGGAAGTTACTGTTTGTTTTGGGTGGTAAAATAGGATTTTTCTGGATGGAGTTTCCATCAGCCCAATATAAACAGTAACTAACTGATAAGCCAAGGTTTTTTATTTCAAAAAACTTTTGTTTATCAGGTGTTGGCAGCAGTCTTTCGAGGCTTTTTCAGCCGAGAAATATTGCTGCGATCTTCATTAGTTATTCCCAAATCTTTATTGACATTATATATCAAAAAAAATTTAATTTATGATTGCAATTATACCAAAATACGGTGCCGAGTACCTGGCGTTTGATGAACCGGTTAAGATTAAAAAGCGCCAGCTTCAATTTACAAATAACACTACGTTGCTTCCTGGAGAAAAGGTGGTGAAACTTGGCATTAAAAAAAGAACATCGTTTGAAATGCAGGAAGGCTATTTTATGCGATTTGAGGGCGTTTTAAAACAAAACAACATTGTGTATGCTGTTTTTGATGTTCCGGCGCATAACGTTATCCCAAACGTACAATTGGATCTGTTTTCCAAACATAAGCTGCTGCGCTATAAATATGTGTTCGCCTGTGCATTTGTAAAAAAGAAAGTAAGTTGCTTTGTAATATCTTCAGAAAAAGGCTGCAGGGATATTGACACCAACTATATTTTGAAGGAAAGCGAATAAGTCCACAATTCCGCACACCACAGTAATTCACCCGCTTTTTAGCGGGTTTTTACGTTCAACAAAGTCCACCATCCAAAACAGGCAATTACTGCCTAAAATCAAAGGTTTTTTAGATTGTTGAACCGTTGAGACAATATTCTATATAAACTGGATCACATTCTATTTTTTCAAATCATTTTTTTATGGAAATATATGGCATCCCCGCACCCCTATTTGTATAAAATCATTTAAGGCGAAAAAATGTAAGATAAAAGCGGTTCAACTTTTCAACTTTTCCAACACTATAGTTATTATTTATACTAACTATTTAATAATAAAATACTTATCTTATATTTATCTGAATAAAATCAAAATAAATGTGTTGGACTTTGTTGAACCGCATTTTTGCCGTTCCAACAAATTGAACAGCCGTTCAACAAAGTCCAACAACCTTAAAATAATTAACTATTTGATAATTAAATAGTTAGTATTTTGTTGGAAAAGTTGAACGGCGTTTCCAACAAAATGGTAATTGGTTTTAAAATTGGTCCGTTTTTCATAAAAAAATATTTCCGCAGAAAATTTTATAAAATATTTCTTTTTATATAGACAAATTTCTATATATTTGATTAAAACTTCGATGAATTTAGACTATTCCATTACTGAAACCATTCCGGTTGCAGATCACGTTTACAAATTTTTGGTTAAAAGATGCGGCAGCGACACCTACACCGCCAACAGAAACGACATTATTGGCAATATTGTCCTTTCATCACTGGGAAAAAACAACGACCTTAAAATTTCAAAGACCAGATATACCAGGAGTTTCAATATTGTGATTAAAGAATACTCGTATTTGCGCAATGGCATTTTTTTAGGCGTAAAAAGCGGACAGGCTTTTAATAAAATGATTGACAAACTTTTTCGCGATGAAATGTATTTTCACGTTTATGTAAATTCTTTTAAATCTAAAGAACAGTTTTTGGAAGGCATTAGAAATTACCTTAAAATATACGATATTACTGAGGATGACATTAAGTTGGAAAGTATTTATAGGGATTTTAAACGCAAAAAAGAAGATTTACAATTAATGATTTTTTAGGTAGACAATATTCGCATTTGTTAATATTGTCCCTTCAATTTAAACCATAAAATAATGATACAAGAACTTTGCAATATTGGAAACGAACACCAAATTGACACTTTTTTTAAAATTGCCATTTTTGAAGTTTCCCAACTTCCTTACTTCAACAATTTAACATCCGATGAAACCATTGAAAATATTATCACAAACATACCGGATACTTCTCAGGTTTTAATTGCGGAACTGCTTCCTAAAAATATCCGGGTTGATGCCGGTTCAAAAATTACAGACCAGGGTGTTGTTTATACGCCAAACATTGCATTTACATTAACGCCGCAGGATAAAAATTTACAGGCGCTTTTAGAAAAATACCAAAATAAAGAGGTGATCACTTTAATTTCAAAACGCCAAACTTCTTATTTATATGGTACAAAAGCACAGCCTTTGTTATTTGAATATGATCCAATCCATTCAAATGATCCTTCCGTATTAAAAGGTTATGCCATAAAAATGTATGGTGAAGTTTTAGGTGCCGAAAAACTATTTGAAAATATCACATTTAATATTTATAGCCGTGGCCTTGCTTTTACACTGGCGCAGGAACTGTAATATTTGCTTTGTCCTTTTTTAAGGAATCACATCGTTGTAACCTTGTCTTTGAATTAATCTCAACCTTAAATCAAAGCCATTGGAAAACTCGAAATACAAAGGATTTTACAACATTAAAAAAGATGAATCCAAAAAAGAAGCCACTATATTTATTTATGGTGTTATTGGCGGTTGGGATTTTGATGCTTGGAAACCAATAAATACCGCAAACCAGTTTGTAAAAGATTTTACAGCACTGGAAGCTGCATTTGATATTATTCACGTTCGTATTAATTCGCCTGGTGGTAACATTTGGGACGGACTTCCAATTTACAATGCGCTTCGTAATTCTACAGCCACCGTAAAAACATATGTTGACGGCATTGCTTATTCAATGGCCAGCTTAATTGCTTTGGCCGGAGATACTGTTTATGGTTACGCCAACAGTATGTTAATGTTTCACAACGGATCTACTTATGCCTACGGAAATGCCAAAGAATTAAAAGAAAGTGCCGAAACTTTAAAAAGCTATGACGAAGCCCTTTCTTCTATAATTGAAGAAAAACTCGGAATATCTTCTGAAGACGTGGCGGCTAAATATTTGAATTTTTCCGACAATTATTTCGTAGGAAAAAAAGCCTTGGGACTTGGTTTTTTTGATGAAATATTGACTTCCAAAAAAATTGAATTGCCCGAAAATATAAAAGATATGTCGCCTTTAGATGTGATGAAGCTTTATGCCAATATGAATTTTGAAGACACCAAACCTTTGCAAACACAACCTGAAAATATTATGAATAAAACCTATGCCAATATTGAAGCGGTCCTAAACAAAAAGTTTGAGGACGGCGAAGCTTCCAACGGTATTTTATTGACCGAAGAAGAAGCCGATTCAGTTGAAAACAAAATTACGGAGTTACAAGCTGCCGCTAATTTTGAACTGGAACTTAAAGAAACTGCCTTGGCCGCACAAGCCGATGCAGAATTAAAAGCAACCGAAATTCAACAAAGTGTTGATGCTGCCAACAGTGGCTTTGATGCAATTGTTGCCGAAGTAAATGAATCATTGGCTTTAGAAGGTGATGCAAAAGCAACCGATGTTGCCAGCGCCATTACTGCTTTACAAGCTAAGATTGCCGCCTTGGGTTTACAGCCTGGTGCCACACACACGATCACAAACACAACTGAAGAAAAAGCCAATGCACATCCGTACATCGACTTTGAGTCAGAAATTTATAAACAATAACTTTTTAATTAAGAAATTATGGCAATGACAATTGACGACGTTGTAAAAGAGGTAAATTCCTACTTGGCAGCGAACCCTGAATTAATTTCTGCTTCCTTAAACCGAGCAGAAAGCGTGTTGGACAAACACACTAAACCACTAACAAAAATAAAAGGGCAGTTCCCACAAGGCTCCACTTTGTTAACGAATGTGGTACAAGGATTTGGAGACGTTTGGAACGACTTAGGAACTCTTCAAATTGAACACAAAATTTTGAAAAACTATCACCAAAAAGTGAATTTTTCAATCACACCTTCCGATATACTTTCTTCGTATTGGGCGCATTTATATGCTGAGGGAATTTCAAAAGAAGATATGCCAATTTCTAAATACATTGTTGAAAAAGAATTACTTCCAAAAGTAATTGATGACTGTGCTTTTTTAGAAATTAAAGGTGTTTACAACGCCGCCGCTTTGGGCGTATTTGGAAATTCAATGAACGGTATTGAAAAAATTCTTTTGGATTTAATGGCTGAAGTGCCGGGAACTGGCCACACGCCTTTTCAAATTCCAATTTCTGCATTAACTGATGCAAACATTGTGGACCAAATTACCGCTTGGGAAAGAAAATTGCCTTCAAAAGCAAAATCTAAGATCAAAAAGATTTTTATGTCTGAAAATAACGCCGAGCGTTATTCTCTACAATACGAAACTCAGTTTGGACAAAATAAATTCCAAAATGATACAATGAAAACACGTTTAGGAAAACGTGAGATCATAGCATTGCCAGGAATGGATACCGATGATATTTTCGCAACACCTGAAGAAAATTTCAAAAGATTGATTGATGTTTTTGATGGTAAACCAGCAATTACTGACATTCAAAAAGCCGATTACAAAATTAAATTCTTTATGGAATTTTGGAAAGGTTATGATTTTTTGATTAACGAGATGGTATATGTTGCCAATTACACAGATGCTGAATATGGTTTAGGATCAACAGTGTTAAACCAAAAATACTACGGTATTGATGGCGTAGTGGTCGCTTAATTTTAATTTAAAATTATGACTAAAAACATAAATAAAAAAGCAAAAGCGGCTCCTGTAAAAGGAGCTGCTAAAGCTATTGAAAAAATAGTTGAAGAAACTGCAGAGGCAATTGTTGAACAACCTATTGAAGAAGTGGTTGAAGAAATTATTGAAGAAGTGGTTGAAGAAACTGTTGAAGAAACTGTTGAAGAAACTACCGAAGAAGAATCGGAAGAAGAATCTGAGGAAGAAACTGAGGAAGAAACTACCGAAGAAGAATCTGAAGAAGAATCTGAAGAAGAATCGGAAGAAGAAACTGTTGAAGAAACAATACTAAATCCAACGCAATTACGCCAGCTTGAAGCTAAAAAAATACGATTGGCAGCCATTAAAAAAGCCGCTAAAAACAAAGTGATTGAAGCCAAAGAAGCCAACGTAAAAGCAGATGATTCAGAGACAGAAGCCAAAGAAGAAAGACCTTTTTACACAGATGAAAAAGGGTTGAAATTCAGGTTTAAAACCAACGCACCAAAAAGCTTAAACGTTGACGGTAACAGTCGATTGATAAGTGAACTTATTGAAGAAGCTGATGTGATGTTGGAATTGATAAACGGAAACAATAACCTAATAGAACAAATTTAATTATGCCAACCTGTTCAGATACCATAGTAACGGAAAACATCGATTTTTGCGCCGATCAAGAAAACGCAGCCGGTGTTTCTCCTGTTGAAATTTACGCCGCCCGCGTAAGTGATTTTTTAACCATTGCCGAACCACCAGCGTTAGGCACTGCAACTTCTCTTGCTGAAGCTGCAACCATTGCAACCGCACATACTTTTGCCGCTGGTAAAGGATTCTTTAAAATGAGTATTTTGCCTGATACCGGTGTTGTTGAAACTACCAATGAAGGCGAAAAAGGCGCAAAAACAAACAGCAATACCTTTGGTGGTACATTGCCGGGCGTTAATGCACGTAACCTTGGTTTTATAAGAAAATACCAAAACGTTGGTATGATCTTTATTGTAACCCAAATTAATGGTGACAAACGCCAAATTGGTTCAAAAAATTCACCTGCTTATTTAACAGAAGCACCGGGAACCACCGGAATGAAAGCTGGAGACATTAATGGAATTCCTGTTAAGTTTACAGATGTTCAGGCATATCCTGCACCAGTTTACGCCAGCACAATTACTGAATTCACACCGCCTGTATAATGTTTAAAGTTAGAGAAGGAATATACGTGGTGCCAAATTTTGGCAGAGTTGATACCCGGAAAGGGTTAAGCAACGAACAGCTATTGGCTTTATATGAAAACCGCGATTTTCCTTTTATAACCATTACCGCCAAGTGCGTTCCGTTTTTAAAGAAACAAAAATTAGATGTAAAACGTGTGGCATCTTTAATTCTTCGAGCAAAAACTATTGAAGAAGTAAATTTGCTTTTACAAGTGAACAATAAAAAGCCCTTACCTGCTTTAGCCGCAACCAAAAACTCTGCCCTGGAGATTTAGTTGATTTTTTCATTTTTATTTGTTTTAAGTTAATTAGGAAAACCCTCAGTAAAATGAGGGTTTTTTTATGTGTCCTTTTTTGACAGTTGCCATTCTTTCACCTTTGAGTATGAATGCAATTGAAAACTGGTTTAAAAATTCCTTAGATTATGATGAAGGCGTAGCTGTATATGCATCTTTGCCGGTTAAAAACATTAGGATCCTCCAGCAATTGAACCGTGGCAAAAACAGCGGAAATATGGCCACGTTGGTATATGAACTTCGCAAACTTAAAAATACTGCGCCACCGCCAACAATTACCATAAAAAAAGCGGTGATTGAAATAAAGCCAAAACCGCCAACGCAAGAAACCATAAATATTGAAGTTGCCCGGCGCCAGCAATCCAATGAAAGTGCCGATTTGGAATATAAAGGAATTATGCTTGGTGATCTTCCTGCAGAGTTGCGGGTGCGCTATTCAAAAGCCAGGAATATTTTTGTTGAAATGATTGAATTAAAATTTGCATTAAATGATTTGCCTGCAAAAGCCGAAGAAAGCGCTTTAAAAATAATGCAACAAATTGAAAAGTATGATGAAGAGCGCGATTTAATTTGGGAAGAGTTAAATCATTGGAAAATTCACAAAACATTGCTTCCAAGTAAAACCGATGACTTTTCCGTTTTATCGCCAATTCAACGTTTTAAAAAACACGCCAATACCAAAAGCAGTATTTCAAAAATCAACTCACGGGTTGATTTATTGTACCAACAACTCGATATTGAAACTGATAAACATCAGCAACACCTTATTGAATCAAAAATAAACCGATCAGAAAAATTACTGCATCAACATAAAATTAACATCCAACAAATAGAATCTTTATTATGAGTTTGCCTGTAAATACCATCGACACTCATTTTGAAAATATCCTCGCTTCCTACTTAGAAGAAGATAAAATAAAACTTTCAGTTTTAGAGGAAGAAATGAAAAAGCGCTGGGAAGCGGCATTTTCTTGTTTGTTGAATTTTCACTCACGCGAGCAAACGGTTAAGGTTTTAATGAGTCAGTTTGGCGGTATTTCAATTGCTACAGCTTACCGCGATGTAAACAGGGCTTTGTCATTGTTTGGCGATATTACCAAAAGCCGCAAAGAAGGTTGGCGCTATGTTATTTTTGAATACAACCAAAAATTGTTTCAAATGGCCACCAGAGACAAAAATTTGGAGACAATGGGTAAATGTTTGGACCGCATGATAAAATTAGCCGATTTGGATAAAGAAGAATCGCCTTTTAACTTAGAAAAACTACAGGCGCAAAACTACACCATCCAATTGCCAAAAGCATTAGAAACTGTATTTATGGCAATGGCCAAAAAAGGCGTAATGGATTTTAATAACTACCAGGCGCAAGATGTGCCTTTTGAAGAAGTGAAAAATGGCGAATAATACCTTAGTTGAACTAAACCCTGCTCAAATTGCGGCGGCGCTTGCTCCGCAACAGCAAAAGTATTTAGAATGGGGACGTGGTGCAGGTAAAACAACGTATTTAGGCTATGATTCTTCACAATTGGTAAAACAGATGCCAAGAGCATCATTTGCGCTTGTGGGCTCAACCTATAGCCAAATATTAAGCCGTTTTTTGCCATCCATAAAAGAAGGGTTGGAACTCTTCGGTATTTATGAAAATATTGATTATGTGGTTGGAACTATGGCCGGAAAGAAAGCCGGATTTAAATTGCCTTTTCAAACACCCGATGCTTTTAACAACATTATGCATTTTTCTAACGGCTGCATTTATCAATTTGTTTCTTTGGATCATAAGGATAGTGGCCGTGGTTTAAACTCTTACGCTATTCGCGGTGATGAAGCCGCTTTATTTGATGATGAAAAGTTGGCTATTAACGTAAAAAACACGAATAGGGCAAAAAAAGCGATATTTAAAAATGCATCACTATTGCACAGTGAGGTGTTCACTTCTTCAACACCGCTAACAAAAAAGGGTAAATGGTTTACAGATATGGAAGAAGCCGCACGTAAGGATCCGTTAAAGATTGCGTTTATTAAGGCCACAGCCCATTGCAACATTCACAACCTTAGAAGCGATTACTTTGCTTATATGCGCCAAGCCTATACAGATGATGTGATGTACAACGCCGAGATGCTAAACATTAGGCCCAAAGAAATCACAGATGGTTATTATCCGCAGTTAAACCCTGACATTCACTATTATACCGACTATGATAACGCTTATCTTGAAAGCTTAGACCTAAAGGATTTAAACGGTAAGAGTTTCAATTGTAAACAAGATCGTGATGTTAACCCATCGATGCCATTAACAATCAGTGTCGATTGGGGCGCTAACATAAACACGCTCACAGTCTCACAATTGCAGGACAATACTTACAAGGTGCTCAAAGAGTTTTATGTGAAGAGCCCTAAGATATTGGACCATTTATTCTTAGAAGAATTCATTCCTTATTATGATGCCTTCCCAACTAAAGTAATAAAATTTTATGGTGACCGCGCCGGGAACTCGCGTGTTGCCAATAGCAAATATACCTTTACGCAACAGGCTTCACAATTACTTCGCAATGCCGGTTGGAATGTGCACGAGATGACTGTAGGTAACAACCCAAACTATATGGACAAGTTTAGGTTAATAAACGTGATGCTTCGCGAAGACGGGCGCAAGCGATTGCCTAAGATTAGAATCAACTCCGCCAACTGCCCTAACCTTATCATCTCATTAGAGCGTGCCGAAATTATAGATACATCTTCTGGACTACAGAAAGATAAGCGCCCTGAACAACGCAAGAGCGTAGAACAGCAACACGCCACCCACTTCTCTGACACGTTCGACTATCCTTTGTTTGCTATGTTCAATGAACAGTTTAAAAACAACCTTAGATCACCTGAAGACCTGCCCAACTCAAACCTTTAAAACCACCAATGCCCTTTCATATTACCTTGCATTTTCATAAAAGCAAAAGTCAAACCCTCATAGGCCAAGGCGCTGGACTTAGTGACAAAATGATATTTAACATTTGAAAGTTTTATACTAAATATTTGAGCGCTATAACATTAGCTTAAAAAATATGATAATGAAAATTTTGTACATTTATCACTTATAAACCGATAAAATAAATTGTCATGAAAAAACTTCTCTTTGCCTCAATTCTTTTATTATCAATTAGTGCTTATTCGCAGCATTATAAAATTAGAGCCGTTATGTCTATGGGTATGACAGTGAGTTATCCTGGTGATCTAATAATGAATGACACTTTGCTTACGATAAAAAATGTAACCGATGGAAAAGAAAATATTATTACCTATGATATTATTAACAAACGCAATAATTTAATCTATGTAACCGATGGAGTTCAAACACACACTTGCTCTATCATTCCAAAAAAACAAAAAAGAAAAGGCCAGCCGGTAACCCACGAATTATACTTTACATTCGGATTAAACCCAACCAGTAACTTATTAGTCTATTACTTAGACGAAATATTAAATTAAAAGAAATTGAATTTTTAAAAACTTTCAATTATATTTACATTGTCAAATCACTAATATGCCATATTTAATTTTGAATAATCTATTTCATATTATAGAGCAGGTGTTCGGTACTCGTAAGGGCCGACGGTTAAACCTGCTTAGTGGCGATAGTGAACCGGACAACACCTGCTTATTTTTCCAATTATGAAAACAGAATACTCACAAGAAATTAAAGATCTAATTGAATCCTCTTTTGCCCCATCAACACCAAGTGATGCTTCGGCTTCAAAAAAAACCTTAAACGAAATTCACGAATCAGTTATTGGCGTTTTACCTTCCAAATGGATTTACGAAGAAGATGTGTACAATGTGCTTCAGCAACTTAATTACCGTCCGTTTCCTTTTACCGAAGAAAGTAAAACCACTTTTTTTTATTATCTTACACCTATAAATTAGTTTGTTATGAATCTTAAAGAAAATCAAGAGGCAATATTTGAAGGCATCCAAAAATATTTTAAAGAATTACAAGATAAAACATCAAATGATACTTTATCTTTAGAAATAGAGAGGGACACTTATTCTTTATATGATTTTAGGGTATCTATTTTTATTTATCTTCCAGAAAAAAGGGAAAAAATCACGCTTCTTAGTTTCTTTTTTAGCGTTTTTGATGATGCTTATGAAATTTTAGAAAGCCTTAAAAGAACTGTTGATAGCAAAAAAATAACATTTAAAAATCATTCTGAAATTTGTTTCCCTGAATTAATCGACAAATCAATTATAGGTCTTTCTCCCATTCCTAATTTCAATTTTGATTATACTCAACAAATATTAGATGGCTTAAACGCTAATTTTGATAAAACAATTCTTGAAGGGTTAAAATTAAAAGGTTTCACTTTTAACAACCGTAAAGCTACTGAGGAGTTTATTAAAGCCAGATGTAAAAAAATAGAATATTCAGAAAGTAAGGAACATATTTTTTTAGTTGATGATATTCCTTTTTTAAAAATAGATTATTCACCTGATTTTAAATTTGAAGAAAATATTGTTTCTGCATCATTAGGAAAATTTACTTATTTATAAATATAAATCTTTGTCCTTTTTTACCCGTCTTAATTTCTACAACTTGCTGTAAAAATTAAGAATTGGAAATAAATATTACCATACCAACAACTTGGAACCAGCTCTCCGCAACACAACTAAAAAACATTGTGTTTCAAATGGAGAGTTACCACAATCTTGTAAAAGATAACGCCTTGGCCGTTGTAAAAAGTTCGGAAAAACTATATGCACAAGTAGTAAAAGAACTTTTGCGCGAAAACGAAAAGGCACATATTAAAATTGCACTTCAAGAAATACTGCCCAGCGCCTACCAAAAAGTTTCTCAATTCATCTATCAAAAAATTGAACGCACAAAATTTATAGAAACCTTCACTTTAAACGGCATAAAATACTATGCGCCGGCAATTAGATTAAGAAACACAACCATTGGCGAGTTTTCCTTTGCCGACTCCGCTTTCTATAAATGGCGCCAAACAAATGAAATTATTTGGTTAAATGTTTTGGTGGCGTGCTTATACCGCGAAAAAGCCAGTAATCCGTTAGAGTACGACATCCGCCGTCCGTTTTTAAAATTAGCGGTCGATGCACGTGCCGATGCACTTTCAACCTTAAATTATAAAACAAAACTTGCCATTGCCTATACGTATGAAGGCTGCCGCAATGCTATTGCCGAAAATTATCCGCTTATATTTCCCAAACCAATAGTAGATCCCGAAATAAAAACACCACAAAAACAAAATTATGTTTCATTTGGTGAAATTATTCTCGATAAAATTGAAGGTGATCCCTCAAAGTTTGCCCTAACCAACGAAATGTTAACAACCGATTTCTTTTCTATTTACAATAAAGACATCAAAGACCAACGAAAAAAGAAAAAATAATGGCCGCACCAACAATAAACCACAGTGTTTTAGTAGCATATTTTAAATATTTAGCCGATAACCTTATTGGCGTAAACGATTTTTTTAGAATGAACCTAATGGAAATACAAGGCGCTTTCCGTTCAACCGCAAAATTTCCTTGTTTGGTTATTGAAGCCCACGATGGCGATTATTCCGGCAGCAACGTAATGCAATCGGTAAACGACCGCACGTTTGCATTTACGGTGTACGCCAAACCTAAAAAAGATGATTTTGATGACCAGGATACCCAGTTAACGCTTTCAGAAATATTGGGTAAAAAAATACTGGCACGTATGAAACACGATGCCACCTTGTCTTCGCATTTTTTACACAACCATTTTAAAACCAAGGATGTTTCATATTCCAAAGTAGGACCAATATTTAACGAAAAACTATACGGTTATCGGTTTGTGGGTTCCATTACAGCGCCAGAGCCATTGATAGTAAACCCAGCCGATTGGGAAGATTCCCCCGTAATCTGCGAATAAAACAATCATAGCCCGTAAGCCTGTATTTCATTTGTTTTCCCACTCAAACTAATTGAGTGGTTTTTTTTATTTCAGAATCTGCCAATTAAAAATGAAATTGCCTGTCCTTTTTAAACTTTTTATTACTGGCTACTTTAGTCTTATGAAAAACTTATGTTTTATCCTTTTTAGTTTGATGCTTATGGTAAGCATTAATGCCGTGGGTGCCACCGGAACATCCCACGAAGGAAAAATCAATTCCGAAGTATTGCAAACACACGATTGTTTAACTTTTGATGTGCTTACAGTAAATTCATTTGAAAGTATTGAAGCTGAAATGATCTTTCAGAATTACAATCAATCTTTTATGGTGAATCCGCCTGGTATTAATTTGATGCAAAAGAATGACTTGTTTCTAAATCAAATAACAAATACAAGGCAAACCTTACTTAATGAAGCTATTTCGCAATCCTTAATTTACAGTTTTATCGACCCCGGCAGAAACGATTTACTTTCTCTAATTGATAACGCTAAAAGATTAAACACAAACAAAATTAGGGATGTTTCCTTCGCATAGTTAAAGGCAACATATTATAAAAAAACAATAAAACAGCTTTACACAAGCTGTTTTTTTTATGTCCTTTTTTTAGCAGCAATTACTTCCCAACTTGCCCTTATGTCTGCAACAACTATCTATTTAAAAGATGTGCTTTCTCAAATGAAAACACTTAATGCCAAAGGCGAAGCACCGCTTTTTGACATAAAGGTTAGAACATACAATAAGTTTTCAAAAACGGGTGGCGCTTTAAAACATTACCCGGTTGCAAAATTGGTGATGAAAGAAGAATCTAAAAACCACAATTCCATTGAATCACTTCGCAGCAAACCAAAACCAGTGGTTAATCGCAAAAATCCTAATCATTTTGAAAACAAAACGCGCAATCTAAGCTTGCCAACAGGCGAAAAACGCAAAATAAACATCCGGTACATTATCGAATTTAACCACCAAAAAGTAATTTATTAATGAGCACGATTTTATATCACGGCAATACTGCCTACGGCGTTCAAAGTTCAACGGCTTTCGCTTTTGGAAAAGATCCTAAACAAGAACCGCACACCATCCAAAACCCCGATGATAAATCTTCTGGCGCAATTGCTAAATGGGGCGATGACAATATGTATCCGCAAACATTTCTTGGCGCTCTTAAATTAAACGGTGCCGGCGGTGGCGCGCTTCGCGTTTTAAAAGCCACCCATTACGGCCAAGGCTTTCATTTGTATAAAGAAACAATGGAAGACGGAAAATCTAAAAAAACCTTGGTTGATATCAAAAAAGAATATCCCGAAATTTATCAGTTTTTTCGTGATGTTAAAATGGACCGCTATTGGACGGAATCCATTGCCGACAATGAAACTTTTTACATTGCTTTTCCCGAGTTTATTCTCAGCAAAGATTTTTCAAAAATCGTTTCCATCCGCAGGCAACCTGCTGCAAAAAATAGATATGAAAAAATTAATGCCAAAACGGGCTTAATTGAAAACGTATATTTCTGTCATAACTGGCTTAGCAACACCACGCCCGAAAGCGAATTTGTTTCAAAGATTCCTATTATCGACAGTTATTGGAATGCCGAGCAAGTGCGCGAATACTGCAAAAAAAAGAACATACATAAATTTATAATGCCTTTGTTTTATCCGCTGATGTCTGAAACCTATTATCCGCAGGTCGATTGGCACGCGGTGTATCATAATGGTTGGATGGAAGTGGCAAATTCAATTCCTGAATATAAAAAGAATCTGTTTCAAAATCAACTGAATTTGAAGTATATGGTGTACATATCCGAAGAGTATTTTACCCGGATGTACTTAAACGAGTGGAACGATTATACACCCGAAAAAAAGAAACTATTGCGCGATCAGCTTACCCAGGCAATTGATGATCATTTAAGCGGAAATAAAAATGCCGGCAAATCTATTCAGTCCGTAGTATTTAAAGACATTAACGGTGAATGGGTTAAAGGAATTGAAGTGGTGGCTATTGATGATGTGTTAAAAGACGGCTCTTATTTGCCTGAAGCATCAGCCGCCAACAGTGAAATTATGTTCGCAATGGGTGTTGATCCTTCTTTATTGGGCGCCGGTATTCCTGGAGGAAAAATGAATACCGGTTCCGGATCCGATAAGCGCGAAGCTTTCAGCATTTTAACCTCGCTTTTCAAAACAAAACGCGCCATTACTTTAGAGCCTTGGTACTTAATCCGCGACTTTAACGGTTGGGATCAAGAGTTGGAAGGCGCATTTGCAGATACAGTATTAACCACCTTGGATAAAAATCCTACCGGTACTCAAACTCAATTTTAATGGCCACACTTATAAAAACGCTTGACGATGTTAAAAAATATGTTTCCGTTAACACCAACACCGCTTTTGAAAGCATTGAACCATACATAAAACAAGCCGACAGAAAATATATTAAAAACCTGATTGGCGATACTTTATACGATGCTTATGCCACAACAGCACCAACAGGCATTCCTTTAAAAGTATATGATCTTTTGTGCGAAGCATCCGCCAACCTTGCGCAGTTTTTATATTTGCCTTTGCAGCAAGTACAAGTAAGCGACACCGGTATTTCTGTGGCACAAGGCGAAAGTTATAAGGCAGCCGAGTGGTGGCAAATACGCGACCTTTCCCGCTCTTTTTTAGAAGCCGGATTGCAGGCGCTGGATGAAGCTTTAAAAATTATGGAAGCCAACGAAGCTTCTTTTACAGGCTGGAGCGCAACAGCCGGATACACAACTTTTAAAGAATTCTTTGTAAAACGCACCGATACCTTTAACGAATGGTTTAATATATCAAACTCGCGCCGCACCTTTTTGGCTTTGCGACCTTGTTTGCGCGATGCACATCACAATTATTTCACATCGCAACTAAATGAAGAAACCATTGTCACTATCAATTTGGCTGTAGAACCGGCACATAAAAAAGTGTTGGAGTTTTTACAGGCATCACAAGTAAATTACGCAGTTGCTAAAATGGTTGACAGTGGTGCGTTTGAAATTACGGCCACCGGCATTTTCCAAAAAGCCGATGAATATCCTGGATATAAAACAAAAACGCTGGAGCAGTTTCAGCTTAAAGCTTTAAAAGATGAACGTTTAAGCGCCGGTGAAGAATATTTTAAAAAAGCATTGGCCATTATTGAAGCAAATCCAACACTTTTTACCGCTTATGAAAAAAAGACAGATGCAACTTTTGTTGCGCCGTACAACACTAAAAGCACCGTTAGTTTTTGATAAATATAAACTAAAAACAAGTTAAAAAAGGGCCTGCACTGAGCGTAGTCGAAGTGTCCTTTTATTAGGCTAAATAAACAACAATATTTACGATAAAATTATTAAAATGGCAGCAGCAAAAAGACCAAGTCCTGAATTAACCAACAAAATAAATATCAATCCGGTTGGCAATCGCTTGCACGAAGCCACTGCCGAAGATTATATTGAAACCGCTGAGATTTTAAACGATCACGCCGATAAGATTGATGCAATGAAGACCACTGAGTCCGGAAAACCATTCTATGGTTTCTTTACTTCTTTGGCATTATTGCAGGCCGCATATCCAACCGGGACGTTAAACGCCCTCGCAATAATTGATTCCGGTATTGGTGCAACGCCGCAATTGGCTTTATGGGACAATAATGATATGGTTTGGGTAATTAATTCCGTTGCCGAAAATGTAAAGTTCGTGGAAACAATTTCTTTGCTTCCTGCACCCGGACTTGAAAATATGATTTATATCACCTTAGATAATTTTAAAGCTTACGTATGGAAGAACAGTCAATACAACCTGATTTTTACGCTAAAAAACACAAGCGATCTCACCAACGATGGTGATGATGGCATAAATCCATTTTTAACTTTTACAGATATTTTTACCGAAAACAAAGTCCTCGACTACACCATACAATGGATTCCCGGCACATACACCTTCAAAATTACCGTACGAAAATACATTTTTAACGGAATACTGCACACAAACACCATTTATGCCGAAAGAACTTTAGGCGCTTCGGACACTGTTTACAACCGTTTCGACAGCTTTTTAATTGATGCCAATGAACAAATCATTGTTTGGCCTGGCGATGCTGTTGAATTTCCTTATCCAAAAGAGTTTGATTTAGACACTTATGTATTAATAAATTTTTTCCGTGTTGATGCCAATACCACAGAGCCTGCTGGTTTAAATGAAATATTGGTTTTTAACGAGGGAACCAATGAAGCTGGCGGAGAATGGAATATGACCTACCCAAGCGGAACATTAGACACCACCAAGTTTTCTTCCGGTGCAAAATCTATAAAATTAGTAAACAAACAATCTGTTGCAGCAACAGCCGGAGTAAATTATGAAGGCCGTTTTATAAAAGATGTACTTATTGATGTATGGTGTGATACGCCAAACACTGCAAACCGTTTGCGATTTTCTTTTTGGATTGCCAACACAATGCGTACCGGTGATATTACCGTATCGCACGGGCAATACAATTTCAATGCTTATTTAACGGGCGTTTGGCAAACCATCACCATACCAGGAAGCGCCTTTGCTACCTCGTGGGGAAATTACCAGTACAACTATTTTTGGATGAACAATGATAAAGCCGGCTCTACCGTTTATCTCGATAATGTACGCATACAACAAACCGATACCGAAGCAGTTTCTGGCACAAACCACACGCACGCACAATTAAGCGTTTTAGAGCAAATTACCCAAGCATTACTAAATGCGTGGAACGCAGCTTCAACTTGGATAACCACCAACGGAGCAAATGTATTGGCACATTTAGCCAACAAACAAAACAGTTTAGCTACCGATGGCACAGGCGAAAAATACCCAACAGTTGACGCCGTAAATGCAGGGCTTGCCACAAAATTAGATACATCTGCCTACAACCAACATTTTAAAGGCGTTTACCTAACTTTTGCCGCTTTAGTTGCAGCGAACCCAACAGGTGAAGCAGGCGATTACGCGCAAGTGAATGTGGTTGGAGCAGCCGATGTTTTAAACTACAATTGGGATGCAGAAGAAAGCGTTTGGATTCCTAATGCAGTTGGTGGTAGTGGTGCAACAAATACCGATGAACTTCCAGAGGGTACAACAAACCTATATTTTACAGTAACAAGGTTTTTAGCAAATTTAACCTATGCCAATGTTATTGCAGCTTTAGGATTTACACCTTCAACAGCACCAAACGATGCTCAAAAAAACAGCGATATTACAAAGGCTGAAATTGAAGAAAAACTAACTGGCGAAATTACAAGCCACACACACCCCGCAAGTGGCGGAACAGGCTATATGGTATTAGCCGATGTACAAACAGTAAGCGGTGAAAAAACGTTTTTAAACCTAAAACTTGGATTAAGAAACGTTGCCAATACATTCACTTCATTTTTTACCAACGCAAATACTGCGGTGCGCACTTACACCTTGCCAAACAAAAGTATGACCGTTGCTGGTACTGATGACGTTGCCTTAAAACAAAATTTAATAACAGGCACGGTAAACAGAATTTTAAAAAATGTTGGCACAAATTTATTTGGAGATAGTAGGTTATGGGATACAGGCACATTCTTTGGGATTGGAACAATAGAAACACCATCAAAAGATATTACGTTAGGTTATCAAGCAAATAGAGAGATAGGAATTGAAATGTCTAATTCTTCAACGAAAGGACGTGACTTAGTTGTGTCGGCGGGAAAAACAATTAATTATATTTTAAATTCTAATTTCCTTGATTTAGGACAAACTGTAAGAGATTGGAGGGGAATGGCAGCTGCACCAAATGGTAATGTTTATGCAGCCGCAGGTATCGATATTTATATGCAAACAAACGGTATTGGCGATTTTATTTCATTAGGGCAATCCATAGGTGGAATTTATAGTATGGCAGCTGCTCCAAATGGCAATGTTTATGCGGCAGCGTTTGGGGGAGGAACTATTTATATGCAAACAAATGGTACTGGTAATTTCGTTTCATTAGGACAAACTGGAAGAGATTGGAGGGGTATTGCAGCTGCACCAAATGGTAATGTTTATGCTTCAGTTAATGGTGGCGATATTTATATGCAAACAAATGGCGTTGGTAATTTCGTTGCGTTAGGGCAAACCAGCAGAGCTTGGAACGGGATAACTGTTGCACCAAATGGTAATGTTTATGCGGCAGCTATTAATGGCGATATTTATATGCAAACAAATGGCGTTGGTAATTTCGTTGCGTTAGGGCAAACCAGCAGGAACTGGAGGGGAATGGCATCTGCACCAAATGGTAATGTTTATGCAGTTGTTGAAGGAGGAACTATTTATATGCAAACAAATGGTACTGGTAATTTCGTTTCATTAGGACAAACCAATAGAAATTATCAAAGTATGGCAGCTGCTCCAAATGGCAATGTTTATGTATCAGTTTATAATGTGGATATTTATATGCAAAATAATGATTCCGTTGGTGCGGTTAATTTAGACGGCGGAACACTCATTCAAAAAGCAGGTACAGGTAAAGGAACTGGAAAAAGCCGTTATGAAATCTGGACAGGGCAAAAAACTGCAAGTGGTACAGATATGCAATTGGAAACATTGCGTACTTATGTCGATGAAAATGGCTATTTAGTGCATTTATCAACACCAATTTATGCAGACAATGCAGCGGCTTTGGCAGGCGGTTTGGTAGTAGGAACACATTATCGCACAGCAACAGGAATTTCAATGATAGTTTACTAAAAATTTATATTATGATACAAACAAAACAGCCAATCGTTTACGGAGACCGAAGCGATAAAACAGCAAAAATTAAAATAGTGATACATTCCTATTCAGCAACGCCAACAGGCGCAACTTACTTAGTGAATGACTATGCTGTTATTGATGGTAAAGATGAAATTATCAGCGCAAAAGAAGTCAGTTATAGCAACGAACAAATAGACCAATTAAGCGCCTATATAGATTCAACAACCGATTTTACAGGATTCACAAAAACGCAAAAAGAATGGGCAAAAATTAAGATTGGTTTAATGATAGACACGCAAACAAATCTATTAGAAAGCGGAAAAACCATTTATAAACTTACTCCGCAAGATTGGGAGTTCAGCGAATAATGGGCGCATTACTATTTACAATTGCCTACCTGCTTTTTTTGCCATTAACGGTCATAAATTATTTTATGGTCGAAAACAAAAAAGGTTATTTTAAAAGCTCGGCAGTTAGTTTGGATAAGTTCGCCAACCGAGAATTTCGCACACTTTGGAATAAAAAATTAAGAACAGAATTCGGCTATCATTTTGGCTATAACGAAGAAACCATATCAAGTGCATTAGGAAAAAACCAACAATTGGGAACGCTCACAAAAACAGGTAAAGCGTTGGTTTGGCTTTTAAATAAATTAGACAAAAACCATTGTATAAAAAGTATTAAAATATAAGTCATACCCACACTTTAAACAGAAAAATAGTTATGAAACTAATAAAATCACTGTTCTTTTCCATCATCTACGTAGCCGATGATCGCTTTAGTTTTTTAGAAAAACTTCCTGCATACCTAAAAATATTACTGGCCTTTGGTCCCATAGCGTATTTGTTTGAGTTGGGCGGTTATTGGTTTGTGGACAATAAAAAATTTGTCACTTTTTTTTTGTTAATAGTAATTATTCAGGGCGCATTTGGTATTTGGAAGCATAAAATATTGAATCAATTTAGTTGGGAAGAATTTTTTATAAAAACAGGCAAAATGTTGGTGATTGTAATTTTTACCTACTTTTTATTATCAATGGTTGGCGGTATAGCAAGCGACAATATTATTGCTGAAGGCTTCGAGCTTTCCATACAAGTAATGACCTTATTTTTCCCGGCATCAAAAGGAATAAAATCAATCTTTATTATATCCAACGGCGAATATCCACCCAAATGGATGATGAAAAAAGTATATAACTATGAAAATGATGGTGATTTAAATGATTTGTTTAAAAAAGAACCTAAAAACGAAGAATAATGAGCTACAATTATTTAAAAACAAACAGTCCAAATATCATTACAGAAGCTATAAAATATATAGGCATCAAAGAAATTATAGGCAAACAACACAATCCAATAATTATGCAATGGGCAAAAGAATTGGGGATGCAAAATGTTTATACCAGTGATGAAATTCCCTGGTGCGGTTTATACGTTGCAATTGTATGCAAAAGAGCCGATAAAGAAGTGGTTGCAAATCCGTTGTGGGCAAGGAACTGGCTAAAATTTGGCGTTAAACAAGCTGTTGCAATGTTGGGTGATATATTGGTTTTTGAGCGAGGCTCAGGCGGACACGTTGGCTTTTATGTTGGGGAAGATAGCGAGTGTTACCACGTTTTAGGTGGGAACCAAGGCAATATGGTTTCAGTTACTCGTATTTTAAAAACAAGATGTTTAGGTATTCGTAGATCAAAATGGAAATTTTCACAACCAACAAGCGTAAGAACTATTGCGCTGGGAAAAACCGGAGCAATATCACATAACGAGGCTTAATTATAATGATAAAAAACGCACACATAAAAGTAATTTCAGCATCTTTTACCTTAGAAACAACAGTAATTGTATGCTCAACTTGTGGACAAATTTTGTCCAATCCAAAAACAGAATAAAACGTCATTGCGAACGCAGTGAAGCAATCTGTTAATTAATTAACTTATAAGTGAATTATGAAAAACATTATAAAATTTATCGCAATCCTTTTACTGGCATCTTTCTTAGTTTCCTGCGGAAGCAAAAAAAAGCAACTCGAAAAAACAAAATCAGATATTGAAATAAAACGCAAACTGGATAGTGTTACCTTTTCAAAAATTACTTCAGAAAAAAATAAAGTTGAAGTTGTTGCCGAAAAAGAAACCCAAAAAGAAAAAGTAATTGAATACCAGGGCAAAAAAGGCGACAGCCTAAAAGTCATTGAAAAAGGCGCCGACGGCAAAATAATTTCAGAAACCATCATCACAGGAACCGGCAAGGCAACTGTCACAGAAAAAGAAACAACCCTAAATAAAATAGTAAACAAAGCCGAAGCATTTATTGAAACCATCGATAAAAAAGCCAACGTAAAACTCGAAGAACTTCATAAAGAACGTGCCAAAACCCTAAAACTAGATGTAAAAAAAACTGGTCCATCATTATCCTTCTACATTTGGATCACCGCAATAATAGCCATTGTTGCCGGTGGTTGGTGGTTGAATAATAAGTTTAGTTTAATTGCACGCCTCAGAAACATAATAAAAAAGAAATAACTTAAAATTTATGCAATGGACACTTTCGAAAAACTTATTCAAACCATTGAAAAAAACGCTGTAAATAACAAAGCGACAATTTTAAATGTGGCACTCTGGGCAAAAAGCTGGAGAGCCGAACGTAAGCTTCAGGAAAATCCAGACAAAAAATAATATTCTGCTAAATACCTTGTCCTGAATTTATTTCAGGAACTTTTGAACATTACACTTTCTCTACATTTTAAGCCACTTTTCGGAGTGGTTTTTTTAAAAATATAACTTATTTTCTTGTCCTTTTTTTAGCAGCAATTACTTCCCAACTTGCTTAAAACTTCAACAAATGGCCATAGAAGAAAATGATCGCAATTTAATTGAACTCGAAAAAAAAGCCGGTCAAAAAGCGGCACGAACCATTCAAAGAAATTGGAAGAATATCTTATCAACCACCACCACCAAACGTACCGGATTAATGCTTTCGTTAGCAACGGCCACGGGCAATATGAAGTTTGATATGTTAGATTCAATTATTGTTTCTGCATCTCCGGCAACCTTTATTCAAAATTATGGTTTCGAAGGAGTCAAAAAAAACGGAATTCATATGAGTATGAAGCCGTACAGGCATTTTGATAATTTGTTTAAAGTTTCTGAAAGCACTCTTGAAAAGTTATTGGAAGAAATTACTGAAATCAGAGGTGAAAAAGTCACTAAAAGAATTCAAGATGTTATAAAATTTGAATGGCAACGCATAGAATCTTAATAAATGGGAAAAGAAATAACGCAACGGCTTAAAATTTACATCAACGGAAACGAAGTTGATGCAACACTCGCAAATTTGCGTAAAAGTTTATCGCAATTTCGCGCACAAAGCAACCGAGCAGTTGAAGGAACACCCGAATGGCGAAAATACAATGAAGAAGTTGCACGTTTAGAAGGCGAATTGCACCAAGCAACAGCAGCCCAAAAGAAATTTAGGGAAGAAACCGGGCTGGGAGTGAAAACAATGGAAAAAGCCAAAGCAGGCTTTTCATCCTTATTCCCAAACATCTCAGGCGCAATCTTATTCACTGATGCCATAAAAGGCGCCATTAATTTTGCAAAAGAATTTATCGGTAATTCTGTTGAAATGGCAGTTCAGGCAAAAGGTGTTGAGTTCGCTTTTGAACGATTAGGACAAAAAGGTGAAGATGCTTTTGAAAAGGTAAAAAAAGCAACACGTGGCCTTTTAAGTGATCTTGAAATAAAACGTTCGTTGGTTGAGTTTGATAACTTCAATATTTCATTGGAAGAATCAGCAACTTTATTTGAGTTTTTAAGTGTTCGCGCAACCCAAACAGGGCAAAGCGTAGATTATTTAAAACAAAGTATGGTTGAAGGTTTAAGCAAAGAAAGTAAGCTTCGAATTGACAACCTTGGTATTTCTACATCAAAATTGAATGAAGAATTAGAGAAAACACCAAATTTTGTGCAAGCGGTTGCAAATATTGCTAAAACCGAAATTGCACGTGCCGGAAATATTTTGGATGAAGCCGCTTCATCTTCTCAAAAATGGAATGCTACTTTAGAAAATACCCAATTAAAATTAGGTAATTTAATCAATAACAGCGGCGTTATTCCTTTCTTTCAAAAACTAGGAACTTCCATTTTAAACACTGTTGCGCCTATGGAGAAAGCGAGCGCAGCAACCGATGCCGAAAGAATGAGTCTATTTTTGGTTGAATCAAAAATTAAAGATGTAAATACTTCAAATGAAGAGCGATTAAGGTTAATTAATCAGTTAAAAGAAAAATATCCAACGCTTTTAAAAGATATAAATGCCGAAAAAGTAAGCAATGAAGAACTTACCATTGCTTTACGCCGGGTAAATGATGAATTGGTAAATAAAATTATTCTTCAAGATAAAGACAGCGATATTGCCGATCAAAATGCAAAAGTTGCCAAAGAAAAAATCAAGCTATTTGAAAAGGAAGATGAAGTTAGGCAACGAATGATCAAATTGGCCGAAAAACACAACATAACTTTAAAAGACAATGCAACGCTTCAGGAACAGGCGCGTGCTGTGATTACAAAATTAGGAATCTCAGGCGGTGTTTTGGTGGATCCTGTTGCAAAGCTTTCACACGAATTAAACAATTTATCCATTATTCAAAAAAACGTAAATCACGAAGATGCCAAAAGCAATTTACTGTTAGATGAAAAAAAGGGTTTGTTTGATAGGTTAAATGTTTCACAAGATGTTTTAAATACCGGAAATAAAACGGCTTCCGATAATGTTGATTTATCTAAACAGGTAAAACTTTTAAGCGAAATTAATGCTGAAATAGCCGCGAAATCTGCTTTGTTGGATGGGACTTCAAATAATGCGCAGTACAAAAAAATACAAGATGAAATTGCGCTTTTAGAAAAACAAAAGGCGGCAATTACGGGTGGTTCTGCTACATCAGGCACAAAATCAAAAACAGCAAAAACCGATGATCCTGCAATTACGCCCGAAGATCAAAAAATAATTGATTCTAAAAAGAAAGTTGCCGAATTTTTAGCACAATGGCAAGCCGACCAGGATATTCAAAATCAAATTAAAGATCTTGAAAAAGATGAAGCCGCCCAGTTAAAAGAAGAACTTGAAATTGAAGCAAAATATAATAAATTAGAAGAGCAGGCCGCCAACGACACTGCTTTATTAGTTGGTTTAAAAGAAGCTGAACAAGCTGAACTTGACGAAGTTTCGCGAAAATGGAATGATAAGTTTTGGAACGACAATAAAAAGAATAAGGCAAAAATTGCTGCCGATGATAAAAAATACAAAGAAGAAGTTTTAAACGCTGAAAAAGAATTACAGCAAGCCAAATCCGATATGTTGTTTGTGGGATTGGATATTTTAAAATCATTTGTTAAAGAAGGCTCTGCCGAATATAAAGCCTTATTTGCAATGGAAAAAATAGCAGCCGCTGTTGAAGTTATTCTTGCCGGCCAAAGAGAAAGAGCAGGTTATATGGCGAACCCAACTTGGACAGCTATGCCCGATGGTGGTGCTACAATTAAAGCAACTGCTGTTTTAGCTTCAAAAATACGTACCGGAATAAGTTTGGCAACCATTGCTGCAACTGCCATAAAAGGATTTGACAAAGGTGGTTTTACAGGTGATGGTCCTTCAAGTGGTGGCGTTGATGGTATTGGTGGTCAGTTTGCGCGTTTTCATCCTGGAGAATATGTAGTGCCGCGCCCTGTAATGAAAATGCCAGAAGTTCCTTACATCATAGAATATTTAGAAGCCAAACGCACCGGTAAAACTGCCGAGGCCACTTCAAATACCGTACAAAATAACGGTGCTTCAAATGAAATAAACGCGATGACAGTTTCTGTTTTAAATAAATTAAATCAGCATTTAGAAAGTGGTTTAAAACTCAACTATACCTTAGATGATGAACGTGACCGCCAATTATTTCAAAAAAAATTAGACAATACAATTAACGCTTCAAAAAAATAAAAAATGGCCACATTTTCACCATCATCTTACGGTTATATTTATAAAAAATTTGCTACAGCTCCGCCTCCTGTTCTGTTCAATATAAATTCGGATGTTGATACACTTAGTAATTTATCAAATGTAAGGGCTAAAAACTTACCTGCTTGGTTAGAGTTGTATAACAGTTATTACAATAGCGAATTAGAAACTTATACTTTTTATGTAAGATTAAAACCCTTGTATGTTCAAACAATGCCTGCCGGTTTTTATTCTGTAAGTTTAGATATGTGGGGTAATTACGCCAAATTTCCATATTTTGGAATGGACATTGATTTAAACACAAACATATTTGTAACTTTAGAAGTAAAAGACACGCTTTTATTAGCGATTACACCAACTTCAAAAGTATTTGAATATATTATTGGCGGTACGGTTCCGCAAAACGAAACGCTTCAGGTAACATCAGAAAGCAACTGGAATGTTGCTGCAAGCCAAAGTTGGGTAACATTATCATCATCCGTAGGTGTTGGCGCTGGTCAAATCTATTTTGGTGTAAATCCTGCCGGTTTAACGGTTGGCCAATATGAAGCTATTGTTACAGTTACTGATAATTTATTTGTAAAAACATTAACAGTAATTCTTATTATATCGGAAGGCGACACTTTAAGCACTTATTTATATATTGAACCACGCAATATTCAATATGTATCGGAATTAGGTATTGCAAACACCACGCAAAAAGCGCTAAATTTAGAAAATTCACACGCTTGGACCGCTGTTGCTTCTCAACCTTGGATAGTTTTAAGTGCCGCTTCCGGCGATGCAGGTATTTCAACCATTAATGTAAGCGTAAATAGCGCTTTGTTGCCCGTAAACAATTATGTTGGTGAAATTATCTTCACATCAAACGGCATCATCAAAAAAGTGTTTGTGCTTTTAAGTGTTGTTGAATTTTTAACATCGGGCTTACTAAGCGAAACACTGTATTTTGCCGATGATCACAATAAATTAAAGGTTACCAATGTTGAAAATAACACCTTTTTAAGTGTTGATGCTTCGGCTTCGCACGCAACCGGGAACTTAAATTATCAGTTTGAAGCACCTTATTTTAAAGGAATTGCAAGTGTGGTTATCGGAAAAGAAACCAATAATTTATTAAAATCTGTAATTCCTACAAACAATTTAGCAACACGTGTTCAAAATAACATTGCACCTATAAATATTGGTTTAACCGTTTTTAACAAAAACCGATTTACAGAAGCTACGGCGCAAGTGGCACAATACGCAAATTTGTATTTCTTAACAGGCAAAACGCCCGTTATTTTAAATAAACTGTGCAACATACCACAAACCATTTACGTTACTAAAAAAGCGGTATTAAGCCTTAGTTTGTTAGCCAATACGCCACCATCGCAAATTGTGATCACCGGAGCAGTTTCTGCCATTATCGGCACTTCAATTGCCAGTAATTTATATGTGTACAACGCCATTGTTAATTTAAAAGATTTTACGCTGGCAACCGGCGATGCAATTACCATTACGTACGGCAGTTTGGTGGTAAATGTGGTCATCAAAAAAGAAGTTCCCGAAACGCGTTTATTGGCTTTTGAAAATGAATGGAAAGAATATGAATTTTTTGAAACAACAGGCTTTTTAATCGAAAATAAAAATGCTGACAAAACAGATACCGAGATTCAAATTGAAGGCGAAAAACATACCAAAACGGTAAGTATTGACATTGGCAAAGATTATACGTTAAACACCGGATTCATCTATTCTCAGGATGAAGTGATTTGGCTTTCAAAAATTTTAGAAGCAAAACGCATCTTTTTATATGAAGGTACAAACCCGGTTGAAATAATATTGGAAACAAAATCAATGCAGATTTATAAAACCCGAGACACCGGAAAATCATTTGCCTTAAAATTTAAAAAAGCCATTGTATGATAATTTTTCAAGCGCCCGATTGGCAATATGATTTAACGGATCACAATATTGGGTTTAATGAACCCAACGATTATTTTTCCGATAAAATAACCAAAAACGTCTCATTTCCTTTTAATGTGAAATTGCACGAAGAACTTGCCGAAAAATTGGGATTGGTTAATATTGACAATGTGAGCAGTTATAAATCAAAAATTTACGGCTATTTAATTATGGACCGTAATTTTTATGATGCCTACATTGCCATAAATGAAATAAAAGGCGATAAGGCCGAATTAACGCTGTTTTACGGAAAAGAAACTTTAAAAGTTTTCGATAAAAAATTAAGCGATTTGCCTTTCCCGGTAATCAATGCCCTTTCCGGATTGCCGGCTTTTGCCAAAAGTCAAATCACAAAATCTTGGCCCGAAGCCACGCATAATTTTGTAAAGGTTTTTAGACCTGGATTAAAACAGAATTCAAACTATGAATATTTTGAAAAATTTGTAAATAATTACATAAACACCGCAGGCACTTGGGCTTTCCCTGAAAATACCATTGATGTAATTGACGGACAGAATGTGTCCGTAAATCGCAATATTATGTGTCCGTTTCCTTATTTAATGGAAATATTGCGCGTTGGCTTTGCTTCTGAAGGATTGGAACTTAAAGGCGACTTTGTGAATGATACTTTAAATCAAAAAATAATTCACATCCCTAAAAACTTTTTTGAGCAATTGGCGGTTTCTCAGTTCGAAAATTACAGTTTCACCACCCAAACATCGCAAACCACCGTTAATGGCCAAACCATAAACGTTTACCAGCACATTCACACGCCAACAAATGAAGGCTCGTTTACCATAAAATTTAAAATAAATTTGTCCGATGCAATGGCGAAGTATTTTAAATTAACCATTGTTCAAAATAACGTAACCCTTTACGAGGCTTTTTCTCAAAATAATGAAGTGATTATTGATAAAACCGTTGATATAAATATTGTGAACACCACGGTTTTTAATGACATTGTTGTAAAACTTGAACTTACGGCGCAAAACGTGTCCATTGCCAATTTTAACAGCTTTAGTTACGAGTATAAAGAAGGTCAGTTAAACGTGTTCCCAAGCGCTTATTCTTTGTCCAGTTTTATGCCTAACATTATTTTTAGGGAGTTGATAAACCGCCTAAAATCTTGGAAAAATTTAAAATTCGATTATACCAACAATGCAGTTTACATCAATTATTTAGAAACCGCGCTTGGCCAGTTTAATTTTAATGATATTTCGCATTTACAAAGTCCGGAACCCACACGATTGTTAAACAAAAACAACCTTTTTAAATTAACGTATCCAAACGGAGACAAGGTTTTGGTAAATAAAAACGGACAAACATACAGCGAAAGTGAATTTGTTGATGAAGAAATTGAACAAATGGAAATTAAAGTGTTGCCGCTTTCTGTTAAATCAAACAATGATACAATTACTGCCGTTTACCCTGAAGATGAAGAAGATTTGATGTTTTGCCTTTATAACGGACCTGTAAATGATGACAATTTAGCCACCGACAATATTTTAAACCGAAAATTAGACCTTCAGCATATTTACAATGAAAACTGGAAACGCTGGTTAAAATTCCGCGCCAACTCCGAAAGCTATAAAACCAGCTTTTATATGCACATTACCGAAGATTTAAACATTAAAGAAGGTGTTTTTAAACACAATAAAAATCATTTAATCACCAACGTGCTTAAAAAAAGGGTGCATGATGAATATTGGAAAATAGATTTGGAGACCGAAACGTTTTAATCATTAAATTTTACGGATGAATCCTTAATTTGCTTATCTGCTATTTTTAAATCCATTGGCGTATAGGTGTCAGTTTGTGCTGAACTGTGATGCCTTGCCTGATCTCTAACAGAAATTAACGGAACGCCGGCGCGCAACAAATCGGTAATTCCGCTGTCTTTTAAACTGTACCAATCCACGTTTTTATTTATTTCCAACTCGGTGCGCATCTTTGCCCAGCTTTTTGTAATTCTGTCCGGGTGAATTTTTGCGCTTCCTGCAGCAAAATTATTGTTAGAAAATAAATAATCGGTTGCTTTGGCATTTTTTAAATGTTCCGTTAAAAAAGGAATCAACTCATTTGGAATGGTAATGGCATTGCTTTTTCTATTTTTAGAATCGGCACCATCAATCCAAATGGTTGAATTAATCAATGAAATATTTAAAACCCTGAGTTTTGTTAACTCGGTTCTTCGCAACAAACAATAGTAGCACATCATACAAAGCGTTAAATAGCTTTGATTTTTGTCTTTCCAATAATCAAAAATAACATCTCTTAACTCCGCCGGCACCAGCACACGTTTTTTAACTTTTTTATTGGTTTTAGAAAAATCATCGGTAGGGTTTGCAGTAATGTATTTTTTTTGAAGTAAAAAAGTGCTTAAAGTTCCCAAAAAACCCAAATAATTATCGCGAGTGCGTGCCGATCTCTTTTTTTCGTACCTGATCCAATCCAAATATGCGCCAACAAAATCAACATCAAATTTATAAGCAAGCATATCTTGCTGTTTTGTTTCAATCAAATAATTTGTTAAAATGGTGATTTGCGAATTGTAGGTTTTCCACGTGTCATACCTCACATTGTTTTCATTATACTCAATTTTTATGCGTTTAATGAAAATTTTAAGGCAATCGGTAAATTTTGCAAGTTCTTTGCTGCCCTTATTACTGAAGAAAGGATTCCAGCCACTTTCCAAACGTTTATTTATTTCTAAAATCATTCGTTTGGCAAGTTTGCGGCGCTCGGTAATGCTTTTTAGCGGTTTTACCCTTGGATGTTTTCTTTCTAATTTTTCTGTAATCGGATTTTTTACATAGTAAACTATGCGCCAAGCCTTATTCTCGTGCAGTTCAGCAGGTACATAATCTACAAATACGATGCTTTTGTTGTTTTTTTGAAGTTTAGACATTTTTTTTTTACATCTGAATGTTATCAGTTGTAAATATTAATAATCTATTTGAACCAAATTTGACCCACTTTTTAAGAAGAAAGCCTACAAACTCAGTGTTTATAGGCTCTCATTAAGTGCGGGCGGAGAGACTCGAACTCTCAAACCTCGCGGCACCAGATCCTAAGTCTGGCGTGTCTACCAATTTCACCACGCCCGCATTATTGTGGGTGCAAATATACACAATCCTTGCAAATTGCAAAGTACATCGTACTCTTTTTTCTATAATTTCAATCAAATAAAAATTTCGTAAATTTGGACTTATAAATATAGTAATATGGAAAATATAAAATCATACGTAAATCAGCATAAAGACCGCTTTATCGCTGAATTAATTGAACTGCTAAAAATACCTTCTGTGAGCGCCGATTCTGCTTTCAGCAAAGATATTTTAAAAACTGCCGACGCTATAAAATCTGCACTGGAAAAAGCGGGTTGCGACAAAGTTGAAATATGCGAAACTCCGGGAAACCCAATTGTTTACGGGGAAAAAATAATCGACAAAAAATTGCCGACCATCCTTGTGTACGGACATTATGATGTGCAGCCAGCCGACCCCATTGATCTTTGGGATTCTCCGCCATTTGAACCGGTAATCAAAAAAACTAAAATCCATCCCGATGGCGCTATTTTTGCCCGCGGTGCCTGCGACGATAAAGGCCAAGTTTATATGCATGTGAAAGCGTTGGAATATATGGTTTCAACCAACCAACTTCCTTGCAATGTAAAATTTATGATTGAAGGCGAAGAAGAAATTGGTTCCGTTAGTCTGGCTTGGTTCGTGGAACGCAACCAGGAAAAATTGGCCAACGACATTATTTTGATTTCCGATACCGGAATGATTTCAAACTCACAACCCTCAATAACCACCGGTTTGCGAGGCTTGAGCTATGTTGAAGTTGAAGTTACCGGTCCAAACAGGGATTTACATTCTGGTTTGTACGGTGGCGCAGTCGCCAATCCTATCAATATTTTAGCCAAAATGATTGCTTCTTTACACGATGAAAACAACCGCGTTACCATTCCTGGTTTTTACGATAAAGTTGCGGATTTGTCAAAAGAAGAAAGAGCAGAAATGGCAAAAGCGCCGTTTTCATTGGACAATTATAAAAAAGCATTGGACATTGAAGAAGTGTACGGCGAAAATGGTTATACCACCAACGAACGCAATTCCATCCGCCCAACATTGGATGTGAACGGAATTTGGGGCGGCTATATTGGTGAAGGCGCAAAAACAGTGATTGCCAGCAAAGCACACGCCAAAATTTCTATGCGATTGGTACCAAACCAAGATTGGCAAGAAATTACCGAATTGTTTAAAAAACACTTCGAAAATATTGCACCAAAATCGGTGAAAGTGATCGTAAAACCGCATCATGGCGGACAAGGTTATGTAACACCAATTGACACCATTGGATATAGAGCCGCAAGTAAAGCCTATCAGGAATCTTTTGGAGTCGCTCCAATTCCGCAACGATCTGGCGGAAGCATTCCTATTGTCGCACTTTTTGAAAAAGAACTTAAAAGCAAAACAATGTTAATGGGATTTGGGTTGGACAGCGATGCCATCCATTCGCCAAACGAACATTTTGGTATTTTTAATTACCTGAAAGGCATTGAAACCATTCCGTTATTTTACAAGTATTTTACGGAAATGTCTTAAAAAAAGAATCCCAAATTTGCGAAACAAATTTGGGATTCTTTTTTATATTTAATTGTTTATTTTTTCCGTCTTCGGACTTCGGACTTCGGTCTCCCGACTTCCGACTTCCAACTTCCAACTTCCTACATTTTCTTAACGTATTTCGTAATAATCACAATTTGGGTAGGACCAACTTTGCCTTCAATAAATTCGGCATTTTCACGATCTAATGTAATTCTTCTCACGGCAGTTCCCTGTTTCGCGACCAAACTTGAGCCTTTTACTTTTAAATCTTTTATCAGCACAACTGTATCTCCTGCCTGCAAAATAACCCCATTCACATCTCTGTGCACAATTTCTGTTGTATTTTCTTCAATAACTCCCAAAGCTTTCGCCCAAGCCAAAGTTTCTTCATCTAAATACAGCATATCCAACAAATCTTGCGGCCAACCTTCAGCTTTTAAACGTGTTAACATTCTCCAAGCCATAACTTGTACTGCAGGCACTTCACTCCACATACTGTCGTTCAAACAACGCCAATGATTCGCTTCAACCGCATCCTCATTTTCAATTTGATTGCTGCAAGTTCCGCAAACAACCACACTGTCATCCTCATTTCCGTTTTTTGCTGGCTGCACTTCGTAAGCGCTTAAATCCTCTGTTGAACCGCACAATTCACATTTACCTCCGCTGCGAGCTTCTAATTTTTTCGATATACTCAT